TTAGAGATGCACTTAAAAGAGCATCAATTATGGCGGACAGAACCGGTCAATATGCTGAAATATACCCCTATGTTAAAGAGTTTGCGGATAAACATGGAATAACCTTATTCAATAAACATAGAGGTATAACATTTGCAAAGAAAGATGGTATGATGAGATCATTGGTTAATTATATAAAAGATGTTGAACCCAAAACTAAAGCAGGATTTTTGGATTATATTAATTCAGTAGGTAGAGGTCCGGGACAACATACTAAGTTTTGGGGCGCAGCAATAAACTCTGGTATTATAATCCCAGTTAGAAATGGTAGACAAATTACCTATCAATTAGGACCCAATTATGAAGATTGGGAAAATGATCAATTAGTTGCATTTTAACAGTTTTATTCACATTTTCATATTTATTAGTAAACTGACCTTATGGATAGAGTAGAAAAATTAAAAATATACGCACGTAGTTTAGGTGATCCTACATATGCAATTGAGACATTTTTAAAAACATATGATTTAACACAAAAAGGATTTGTTCCGTTTAAACTTTACCATAAACAGAAAAAAATAATAGAATCGTACGAAAAACACAATAGAAATATTGTTACTAAACCTAGACAGGCAGGCGTATCTACCACTACCGCAGCATATATAGCAGTAAAAATTGCTTTCGGTGACCCTAATAACCCTTGGAAAGTATTGGTATTAGCAAATAAACAAACTTTAGCTCAAGAATTTCTTAAAAAAATAAAAGATTTTTTAGATCAAATGCCGGCATGGGTATGGGGCATAAAAGAAGGTGAGTCGTATTTAGATATTGAAGCCAAAGGACATATAAAAACAAAGGGTACAAAATGTGAGGTTAAAGCACTGGCAACATCAAAAGATGCACTGAGGGGATATACCCCCACATTCTTAATAATGGATGAGGCGGCGTTTATTGATAATGGTGCTGAGGTATTTGGTGCCGCATTAACCTCTTTGGGTACTGGTGGTAAAGTAACATTAATATCTACACCTAATGGTCAAGACGCATTATATTATAGAACTTATGATGGTGCTAAAAAGGGAGACAATAATTTTAAAATTATTGAAATGAGGTGGCATGAAGATATAAGATATAATAGAAATTTAAGGTGGTTAAGGGGTGAGGAAGAAGTAATTGTTTGTGAAAGTATCGGCAGAGAAAAATTAAGATGGGAATATAGTGGTAAAACATACGAAACTAATACTATGAATATTAGTGATTATACTATAATGGTTAAAGATGGTTGGAAAGCGTCGTCCCCTTGGTATGAAGAAATGTGTAGGGACATGAATGGTGATAAAAAACAAATTGCGCAAGAATTAGATGTGTCATTTGTTAGTTCTGGTGGTAATGTGGTTGATGATGAATATATAGAATACCAAAATGATAATTACGTTAAAGACCCAAAATATATGGCAGAGATGGAAAAATCTATGTGGATATGGAAAGAACCAGAAGAGGGACATAAATATATTATGGGTGTAGATGTATCTAGAGGTGATGGTAAAGACAGTTCTACTATAGTAATATTAGATTTTGATGGTTTAGAACAAGTGGCGGAATTTCAATATAAATTACCACCTGATTTATTAGCGGAAATAGTTTATAAGTATGGTAATTTATATCAAGCTTATACCATAATAGATATAACAGGTGGAATGGGTGTTTCTACTGTAATGAAACTTTTAGAACTGGGGTATAAATATCTTCATTATGATGATCCTAAAAGTAGAAGTTTAAGTGAAAAATATGCAAAAACAGTATATAAACAAGGTGATAAGGTTCCAGGATATAATGTAGGTAATACAAGATTACAAATGGTTAGTGATTTAGAAGAACATGTAAGAGAAAATAAAACTATAATACGATCAGTAAGATTGATTTCAGAATTAAAAACTTTTGTATATAAAAATGGTAGGCCAGATCATATGGATGGGTATCATGATGATATAATTATGGCATTGGCAATGCCAATATTTATTGTACAAACAACATTTAAAAAATTAGAAGCAATAGAAAAACAAACAAAAGCAATGTTAGATAGTTGGGTTACTGTGTCTAGTGGTGGTGAAACCGATAAAATTGAGAATCCCCATGTTAATCCTTTTTATACTAATACCCCAACATACCACCCAAAAGAACCAACTAATGGTAATAATGATGAAGGAGAATTTAATTGGTTATTTGGAATTAAATAATATTTAGTTTTACTAGATATTTATTATAATAGTAAAACAACATATAAAATAAAATGGCAAAGAAAACAATATTTCAACAGTTAGGTGATTTATTTGGTCCAGATATAAGTCAGAGACAAAGTAAATCCAGATATTCATTAGGTAATGAAGAATTACTTAAAACACAATCTAAAGAAGAATATGATTATAAAAAGTTGCAAATGCAACAAAATAAATATCTTTCTGATATGTGGACTAAGGTTGATAATGAGATTTATCAACACTCAATATATTATGAAACTACTCGTTTAGCATCGTATGCGGATTATGAGGGTATGGAATTTTTTCCTGAGATTGCTGCAGCTTTAGATATTTTTATGGAAGAATCTACTACACAAAATGGGGATGGTAGAATAATAAATATATTTTCCGAAAGTAAAAGAGTTAAAAGAATATTACAAGACCTATTTTTTAATAGATTAGATATACATACAAATTTACCTATGTGGGTAAGAAACACATGTAAATATGGTGATGACTTTTTATATCTTAATATAGATGGTGAAGAAGGTATAACAGGAGTTAAACAATTACCAAATATAGAGATTAGTAGAAAAGAAAATGATGGTTTTGGTGAAAATTCTAGTCTCGAAACCGAAGATAAATTCAACCCAGTTAAATTTATATGGGGTAATAGAGATATAGAATTTAACGCTTGGCAGATAGCACATTTTAGGTTATTAGGTGATGATAGAAGATTACCATATGGGACCTCTATTTTAGAGAAAGCGCGGAGAATATGGAAACAATTGCTTCTATCTGAAGATGCAATGTTAATATATAGGGTAACAAGGGCACCAGAAAGAAGGATATTTAAAATATTTGTTGGTAATATTGATGAGGCCGATGTCCCAGCATATATTAATAAAATTGCAGATAACTTTAAAAGAAGTCCAGTTATAGATCAAAAAACAGGACAAATAGATACCAGATACAATCAAATGGCTCAAGATCAAGATTATTTTATACCAGTTAGAGATCCTAACGCCCCTAGCCCTATTGATACTCTTCCAGGTGCCACTAATTTATCTGAAATTGCGGATATACAATATTTACAAAAGAAATTATTTACCGCTTTACGAGTCCCAAAAGCATTTTTAAATTTTGAAGAGGTTACAGGGGAAGGTAAAAATCTAGCGTTGCAAGATATTAGATTTTCAAGAACGATAAATAGGATACAACAATCAATAATACAAGAATTAAATAAAATTGCAATTATTCATTTATATGTTTTAGGTTTAGAAGATGAATTAGAAAACTTTACATTATCACTTAATAATCCTTCTACTCAAGCGGATATGTTAAAAACCGAACAAACGCAATTAAAAGTAACACTTTATAAAGATGCAGTATCAGATGCTGGTAACGGATTTGGTGCGTATTCTATGACTAGAGCTAAAAGAGATATTTTAGGGATGAGTGAAGAAGAAATTAGAAATGATTTAGAACAACAAAGAATGGAAAAAGCTGCATCTGCAGAAATGGAACAAACTTCTACCATAATTAAGAAAACTGGTATATTTGATAGAGTAGATACTTTATATGGTGAATTTGGTACAACTCCAACCAACGCAGCTGGTGGTGAAGGTGATGACATGGGAGGAGAAGACTTTGGTGGTGGTGGTGGCACATTTGGTGGTGGAGACTTTGGTGCTGAGATGGAAGGTGGAGAAACCGCAGAAGCGGGAGCTGAAGCCGGTGCTGAAATAGCGGCAGCAGAAACTCCAGTTGAGTCCACCAATAAAAAAGGTGATTTATTAGTAGAAGAAAATAAATCCAAATTAACTAATAAAACCAAAAAATATCAGAGTATTTATTTAAAAAGGTTAATTGAGAGTATAGATAACGATCAAAACATAATTAATG